CCGAATTGGGTAGCCCAAAACGTGCCCGATATCGCTCCATTTTCGACGTTGTACGAGCTTATGCCGTACTCCTTCGTTCTGGATTGGTTCGTGCCGGTTGGGTCTTTTATTGGTGCCTTCGAAGCGAGCCAGATCGCGCCCTTCTTTTCTGAAGGTAGTGAAACCTGGTTTATTAGAGACACCTACCACAGTGTTGAGGTCGATTTAAACTATCCCTATGACTACCGTGCACGCTCGTATGATATTACGGGTCGTCACGAAGTCATGGGTATGGTTCGCATTCCCGTCGGGTCGCATCCGTCTCTTACGAGACCGCGACTCCAACCGCTCCCTGGAATCCGACAGGCTTCTCAGGGTCTCAGCTTGCTCGCCCAAGCGTTCAAACGTTGGCAATAGCCAAGGAGCCAATATGGCCATCACCCTCAACGGCAAAACTTACGCGTTTGCCGGCTTCAACAATAACCAGCAGTCCGTCTTCTCCGAAAGGAGCGGCGGCGTCCCCTCGTCGTTCGGTTTTCTGACCGACAAGGTGAACACTGGTACGGGAAAAGCCGACAGTCACGTTAAGTGGAACCTGAGCATCCCCGTCGTTGCGACCGTGGATAGCGATTGCGCCTGCGCAGGGGACCTCCTGCGGACGTATTACGTCCGTATCGAAGTCTCCCTGCCGTCAGGCTCGACCGCGGCTGAGCGTGCAGATCTGTACGCACGTCTGTCGGACCTCGTGGCGAATCAACAGTTCGAAGATTCGATCACGCTGTTCCTGCAGCCGTCCTCGTAAGAGGTCAACCTGTTCAAGTCTCTCCAATTGGAGTTCAAATGAACAAACACACCATTGGCCGATCTGGCCGAACGGAATGGTCGCGTCACGATGTGACTCTCCGCGTTGCCGAAAGTCTCCGACATGAACTAGGGCTTAGTGCCCTGTCATGGCCGGAGATTGTCAATCTCGACTTACCCGATCCAGCAGCGTTTACTTCCCCGGAAGAGTTCCGGGACGCGTACTGGCGGAGTGAGGTCCTGTCGAAGGTCCCCTTTGACATCGGAATTGACCGTCGGGCTGCCGCAAGGCAGTCCTTCGACGCAGCGGAGCGTGCTTGTGCTTTAGCGAACGAGAGGCTGTGCTCCTTTTGGGAGCGGCCGGTGCCAGAATGGTACCGGTCCGTTTTCAGGAGGGCGCAATCGCTCCTAGCACATCTCTTCCACGGATTCTCCGTGAATGAGGTGGTGTCACATGTGCGATGGGGGCCGGGTGCATCAACATCAATGCCCCGTGCTCAGGCAAGCCATCAAAATAAGTGGGTTAAAGCCGCCCACATGACGTCTTCGGTCGAACCGTACTTCCGCGCTTTCTGTGAGTACTCCGGGTGGATCTTTCCGGAGCCCACGTTGGTCGCGGGTAACAAAGTCGTGTTCGTCCCTAAGAACGCAAAGACCGAACGGACGATTGCAATCGAACCCGACTGGAACTGCTTCTTCCAACTTGGAATGGGCGGTGCCATAAGGGCTAGGTTACAACGTAAGTTCGGCCTCCTTAAGCCAATCGCGCAGCAAGTGAACCAGAGGCTTGCCCAATTGGGCAGCCGTGATGGTTTCCTCGCTACGGTTGACTTAAAGGGGGCTTCGGATTCGGTATCCGTGGCTCTTTGTGAAGCACTTTTGCCAACCGACGTGTTCAACCACCTCATGGCCCTCAGGTCGCCTCACGGCGTCTTCGAGGACGGGACCTCCGTGTCCTACGAGAAAATTTCGTCCATGGGAAATGGTTTCACGTTCGAACTTGAGACAGCGTTGTTCTACTGTCTGGCGAGAGCTGCTTGCGGTCACGCCGTCGTTTATGGCGACGATATCGTCGTGCCTGCCACAACAGTGGGTCCTCTCAGGGATCTACTCGCGTTCGCGGGCTTCACCATGAATGACAAGAAGACACACTACGACAATCCCTTTCGGGAAAGTTGTGGAGGCCACTTCTTCAAGGGCGTGGACGTTTCTCCTCCGTACCTGCGTAAGCAGTGCGTCGGCGTAAGCCGAATCGGTTTCGCGAATCAACTTCGCTACCGTAGCACTCGTCCTTCCATGCGAACGCGGCTGCTGAAAGGCAGCTACGATCTCGTGTGCAGGGGCATACCTCGGTCCTACCGTGGACCGGAGTATGGTGATGGGCTGGTGTCGTCTCTCGACGAGGCCCGCCCGTCACGCTCGCGTGCATTGCAAACCTACCAGTGGAAGACCTTACGGCTCGAATATCGGGCACGTGAGGCACCTCCCACTGGAGGCCTACGTCAGGCCCTCTTTGGTGCCCCAGGATTCCTGGAGTATCATCGAGATTCTGGCGTAGAGCGATGCGTGACACGGAGGCAAGTGGGACCTTGGCTCGATCCTGAGCCTTGGATCTAATTGAC